AAGACACAAATATTTAAGGGGAAAAAATAATGGCGTGTTGGCAAGGATATGTTCAAAAAGGAATGAAAAAGAAAGGTAAAAAAATGGTTCCTAACTGTGTGCCTAGAACAAAAATGGCAGACGGTGGATTAGTAAACGTACCTGGTTATAAACCAGTTCTAGGTAATAATAAGTTTAATTATCCTAGCGGAGGAATCACAGTAAAAACTCCTAAGTAATGGACGGAATACAATTAATTTATAAATTAAAAAAACAAATTGAAGAAACACAGAAGTCTGTGCAAACCTATGTCCTAAATGGACAGGTTGACAATCACGAAAAATATCAATATATGGTAGGACAACTTCGTGCATACGAAACAATTTTACAGGAGATCTCTACCCTGCTAACAAATAAGGAGCCAGAAGATAATGAAACAGGAACAGTCATCAATATTAACACCAAACAATGATCTTATTGGTGTAAAGAAAACCAAAAAAGTTACAAACGAATCAACAAAATTACCTCAACCTACAGGTTGGAGGCTTTTAGTTTTACCTTTCAAAATGAAAGAAAAAACTAAGGGAGGAGTAATCCTAGGTGAGTCTACTTTAGAAAAACAACAAGTAGCATCACAGTGTGGAAATGTCTTAGCAATGGGGCCAGATGCATACGGAGATGAAAAAAGATTTCCGGATGGGCCTTGGTGCAAAGTTGGAGATTGGGTAATGTTTGCACGTTACGCAGGCTCTAGAATAAAAATAGAAGGTGGCGAAGTTCGTCTGCTAAACGACGATGAAGTTTTAGCAACAATCAAGAATCCAGAGGATATCTTGCATGAATATTAAACATAGGAGAACTTATGCCGGACAAAGAAGAAAAGATAATTGATCTGCCATCAGATGGACCTGATACAGAGGTTACCTTACCAGAAGAAACGGTTAAAGAAGGAGCACAAGATGTTGCTGTTCCTGAAAAAAAACCGGAAGGAGAAGTAGAAGTTACAGAGGAGAAAAAAGAAGAATCTCCAAAAGAACTTATACAGGAAGAAACAACTAAAGAAGAAACACCGAAACAAGAATCAGAATTAGATGAGTATAGCGAAGGAGTTAAAAAAAGAATCGCTAAACTTACAAAGCGTATGCGTGAGTCTGAACGTCAAAGAGACGAAGCCACAAAATATGCTCAATCTGTTTTAAGAGAACAGAAGTCTTTAAAAGAGAGATTATCTAAATTAGATACAGGTTATGTATCTGAAATGGAGAGTAGAATTACTTCAAGTCTTGAAGCTGCTAAATCTAAATTAAAGCAAGCTAGAGAAGATGGAAGTATCGAAACCGAAATTGAAGCACAAAAAGAAATTGCTAAATTAGGTTACGAGGAAGCTAGATTGGCTGATATGAAAATTAGTCAGGAAGCTGAAAAGAAGAAGATTGAATCAAATAAACAACAACCAAATATTCAACAAGAACGTTCTCAGACACCAAAGCCGGATCCAAGGGCTACTGAATGGGCAGAACAAAATGCCTGGTTTGGTAAAGATAATGCTATGACTTATACAGCATTTGATCTGCACAGAAAATTGGTAGAAGAGGAAGGTTATGACCCACAATCGGAAGATTATTATGGAGAATTAGATAGAAGAATAAAGCTTGAATTTCCCCATAAGTTTGGTAATAATACAGAACAATCGACTAAGCCTACACAAACTGTAGCTTCGGCTACGCGAAACGTAAAAAGAGGCACTGGTCGCAAAACTGTGAGACTCACATCATCACAAGTAGCAATTGCTAAAAAACTGAATGTGCCACTTGAAGAATATGCTAAACAAGTAAACGTAGAGGAGTAATAAGCATGACTAAATCTAAAACTGAAACACAAGTTACAGAGGAAGTAAAAAAAGACTCACGCGCGTCCGAGACAAGAGAGGCTACTAAGCGTCCTGTCGAGTGGACACCACCCTCATCTTTAGATGCACCACCTGCGCCGGATGGTTTTCGACACAGATGGATAAGAGCCGAGAGTTTAGGCTTTGACGACACTAAAAATATTTCTGGTAAATTAAGATCAGGATATGAATTAGTAATGGCTTCAGAGTATAAGAATTCGGGTTATCCAATAGTTGAAGATGGCAAACACAAGGGAGTGATCGGAGTCGGAGGTCTGTTGCTGGCCAGAATACCTAACGAGGTCGCGAAGGCACGTCAAAAATACTATAGTGAAAAAGCTATGGAAAGAGACGAAGCAGTCAAAAACGATCTACTGAAGGATCAGCACCCGAGCATGCCTATCAGTTATGATAGCCGCTCTAGCAAATCTTTCGGTGGTAAGTAAAAGTTTTTTAACATTTACTATCAACGGAACAAATTAACCGCACTGGAGGCCCGTAAGGGCAGGTGCTAACGGAGGAAAATAATATGGCTAATCAAGATGCCGCTTTCGGTCTTAGACCGTTAAAGACAGTTGGTCAGCAAGATGATTCCACTGGAATGAGTTCTTATAATATCAGTCCGGGTGATGCGAGTGTAATATTCCAAGGTGCTTTAGTAGGTTCGCCTGCTACAGGTACAGGATACGTAGACTTGCAAACAGCTGGTTTAGTATTAAACTTAGGAGCGTTCTGGGGAACATTCTATAACGATCCAACTACATTAAAACCTACGTTCAAAAACTACTACCCAGGATCAATCACTCCACCTAACAGTGGCGCGGTTGAGGCATTTGTGTATGACAGTCCATCACAAATGTACGAAATCCAATCAGACAATGCAGGTGCTTCTGCTCAAACAGACATCTTCAAATGTGCGGATTTAGCTGGTACAAGTGGTTCAACTTTGAACGGAGTAAGCTCAATGGAACTAGGGGATTCAACTCTAGGTACTACTGGGCAATTCAAAATCATCGGAGTTTCAAGAGACCCTGAAAACAGTGATCTAACATCAGCAAACGTCAACTGGCGTGTAATGGTGAACGAGCACTTATTAGGATCTGGAACTGCCGGGGCAGCGTAATAAGGAGAAATAAATTATGGCTATATCACGACAACAACTCGTAAAAGAGCTTGAGCCAGGTTTAAACGCCTTGTTCGGCCTTGAGTATAAAAGATATGATCAGGAACATGCAGAGATATATGTTACTGAGACATCTGACAGAGCTTTTGAAGAAGAAGTAATGTTATCTGGTTTTGCTAATGCATATGTTAAACCTGAAGGTTCAGCAGTTGCATACGACAATGCACAGGAAACATTCACTGCAAGATACACTAACGAAACTGTGGCTCTTGCATTTGCTTTAACTGAAGAAGCAATGGAAGATAACTTGTATGATAGACTTTCGTCTAGATATACAAAAGCACTAGCGAGATCTATGGCAAATGCTAAACAGATCAAAGCAGCTAACCCACTTAACCAAGGTTTACCAACTACGGATAACTTTGATTCAGGTGATGGTGTTTCTTTGTTCAACACAGCACACCCAACAATCGCTGGTTCTTTCCAAAACACACTAACTACACAGGCAGACCTTAACGAAACATCGTTAGAACAAGCAATGATCGACATTGCTGGTATGACAGATGAAAGAGGTCTTAAAATCGCAGCAAGAGGAATGAAAATGATCGTTCCTTCTGAGAACCAATTTACTGCTGAGAGATTAATGAAATCTCAAGGTAGAGTTGGAACAGCTGATAATGATATCAATGCTCTAAGATCTATGGGAATGATCCCAGAAGGTTACAGAGTAAATCACTATCTAACAGATACTGATTCATTCTACATTATCACTGATGTGCCTAATGGTATGAAGTATTTTGAAAGACTACCTATCCAAACTAAAATGGAAGGTGATTTCAATACTGGAAACGTTAGATACAAAGCTAGAGAAAGATACTCATTTGGAGTATCAGACCCTAGAGGTATCTATGGCGTTGAAGGTGCGTAATACCAAATAAAATTAGGGGCCGCCTCAAAACGGCCCCTTTTTAATTTAAAAGAGGTGAGAATATGAAAAAACTACGAGTCCAGATTTACGCTTACAAATATCACGCAGATTTTATTATAGAATCAGAAGATTCCCCAGAAGCAGTAGAAAACGCTATCATTGACAAACTTGGAGAAAATGATATAAAATGGGAGTATCTTGGAGAAATGAACGATCCCAAGATAAATAGAATAACCTATGAGGAGGTTATAGAAGATGGAGCAAATGCAAACACATCTGAACGACCTTTATACGAAGAAAAAAGGTCTGGACCTAGAATGGGAGCAGGAGCATCTTAAAGAGGGTAGATATACTCTCGATATGGTTAGGATTGACCGAAAAGTCAGAGAAGTAATTAGCCATATAAAACTTGCAGAAGCTAAAAAAGAGCATCTGCGAAATAAGGTGGAAGACGCTGCCCCACAAGTTTCTGTAGCTACTTAATAAAAAGCTACATCGTTGAATAAATTCAATTCACATCGTAGGCTCTCTTGCACTCTACTAAAATGTAGTATATAGTTTTATTACTATACAATTAATTAGAACATAGACGCGTATAGTCGACGGCCTAGAGACTATGTTCGGAAAACTAGGAGGATATAATTATGGCATCAACTACATTTTCGGGACCAATTAAAGCTGGACCGATTTCACACACAACTGGTACAACAGTTGGAACAAACGTAAAAAATACGGGTCACGTTGTAATGTCTCAATCTGCAAAGATCGTGTACACAAACGTAACTGATTTAACAACTAACATTGTTATACCTGCAAAATCACACATTATAGCTATCGACGTTAACGTTGAAGTAGCATTTAATGGTGGTGGTGCTGACACTTTAGATGTTGGTATCGTAGGTAACTCAGACTTATTTGTTGACGGCGCAAACGTTGCAGCAATAGGTCCTGTAGCATTAGGAACAACTGGTCTTTGTACAAATTGGAGAAACGTTGGAACATCTGATGTTAGAGTCGCAATGAAATACATTGACGCTAATGGTGACAGTTCTGCTGGAAGAGCAAGAGTAACAATTACTTATACTCAAGCTAACGATCACAGTGTATAATAAATAATTTGGTGCTCCTTCGGGAGCACCTTTAATAAGGAGAAAAGTTATGGCAGGCGGAGGATCATTTTCAAGTGACCAAACAACCCTACACATGAGTACTATTGGTTCCAATACTTTATCAAGAGCTGGTAGAGCTAGAATTACTTCTATTCAAGGAAAAGGAATAGCAAGTTCTGTTTTAAAATTACATGATTGTGCTACTGCAGGTGCTGCAGCTTCTGGTAATCTAGTGGCTACATATCATTATGGAACTGAAGGTTTAGAAGTATATGTTCCTGGTTCAGGAATTCTTTTTAAAGAAGGAATAGTATTTCATTTAACTGGGTCTAGCGGAAGCGTTACTGTAACAATAACAGGAGCGTAGTCTAATGGCTAACACTACTTCTGGAACTACAACGTTTGGAAAAAATTTTGCAATAGACGATATTGTAGAAGAAGCTTTTGAACGTATCGGTATACGAGGAGTTTCAGGATATCAACTAAAGACTGCAAGACGTTCTTTAAATATTTTATTTCAAGAATGGGCTAACAGAGGTATTCATTTATGGGAAATAGCAGATGGATACTTGACACTAGTTGCTGGAACCAATGAATATATTGGCTATCGTTCTAGTGGCGATGGCACATCCACACTATTAAATAGTGCTGGTGCTGCTTTATATAGTGTTGATGATGTTTTTGAAGCATCTTATAGAAGTAATGCAGGTACAACAAGTCAATCAGATAGTCCTCTAACTAAAGTTTCTAGATCAACTTATTCAGCTCTTTCAAATAAATTAGCACAAGGACAACCATCACAATATTGGGTCCAAAGATTTATAGATAGAGTTACAATAACTTTATACACAACACCAAGTTCAAGTCAGGCTGGTGACAGAGTTCAATTTTATTACATGAAAAGAATTGATGATGCAGGAGATTATACAAATGCAGCTGATGTTCCATACTACTACATTCCATGTATGTGTGCAGGATTAGCTTATTATTTAAGTTTAAAGTATGCACCAGACAGAACACAAAATTTAAAACTTTTATACGAAGACGAATTATTAAGAGCGGAGGCAGCGGATGGGTCAAGCAACAGTACGTTTGTTACACCTAAGACCTATTACCCTAGTGTTTAATTATGGCAAGATTTGCAAAAGGAAAATATGCATTAGCAATCTCTGACATTAGTGGCCAAGCAT